TATTTCATGACTGAGATACTTTTCCCCAAGATTTAGTCCCACTACCTTGGGACCGACCTGAGTATGTCACGAAACTGCTTGACTTCTACACATTTATTTGTTATAATGGACTCATGAAGTATACTTCTTTTCGTAAATTGGTAACGATTCCAAAGTGAGAAGATTACTTCTAATATAGATAATTACTATTTGGAATTAATATGGAACAAAATAAAGTAAGTTTGATTGCCCTGAGTTCGCCTAGTGCATACTCTGATTGTAATACCGCAGAGCAACTGGTAGCATATGCGGCACGAGTTAGTAATCCTGCTAATCAGAATAATACCAAGACTGCTGGTAAGTTAGTTCGATATCTGATTAAAGAGAATCATTGGTCGCCTCTTGAGATGGTTCATATGACTATGGAGATTGTGACGACTCGTGATATTAGTCGCCAGATTCTACGTCATCGCTCATTCTCATTTCAAGAATTCTCTCAGAGATATGCAGTGAGTGAGAATCTTGACGTGGTGCGCGAGACACGAACACAGGATGAGAAGAATCGCCAGAACTCTATTGTGACGGATGACAAACATATTACGAGTGAATGGGGTCGCGCACAAGCAAGAGTACGTAACTTCGTTAAGAAGGAATATACTGCCGCTCTTGATATGGGTATTGCGAAAGAACAGGCACGTGCATTGTTGCCCGAGGGTTTAACAGAGACGACATTGTACATGGCAGGTAGTCTGCGTTCATGGATTCACTATTGCGATTTACGCATGGCGAATGGTACGCAAAAAGAGCATATGGACGTAGCAGAAAAATGTTGGGAAGTAATTAAGCAACACTTCCCTGATGTAGTTAAAGCGGTCGAGGAGACTGAATGATGAGTGATTTTAAAAAAGGTGATGTAGTAAGTGTAGTAACTCTCTCAGGAGAGTATATGGGTAAGTACAATCAGAATCATGCGGATGGTGGTCTTACACTAGATGATCCTCGTATGCTGATTGCTGGTGATGATGGTATTGGTTTTGCTCGTGGTATTTGTATGACAGGTGTTGAGAATGTCAATACTGTTCGTTTCAAAGATTACGTTTATGTTACACCAACCAACGCTGAGTTTGAGAAAGCATACCGTACAGCAGTAAGCGGCATCATTCTGTGAATTCGAAGAAAGCAAAGTTGTTTCGTAAAGTAGGAAAGGTTGACAAACGGTCAAAGTCCTTGTATAATAGTCTCACTAGCAAAGAAAAAGAATTGTTAGGCGAGATTTATAAAGTGGCGAAACAACAAAAGTCGGAGAAATAACATTAATATATTCTATTTACATCAAGATCCTGTAATATGTGCTGAACAGCACAACGACAAGCACGTGGTAAAGATGTGTGTAGAGTATGCACAACTGTTATCGACTGCGCAAAGATGCATTGATGGCGAGTTCTGGACTGGAAGAACAACTAACGGTCGTAAGATTGCTAGATACTTTCACCCAGACTCTGCCATGAATCATACGCTATACAAAGCAACACACATCAATCATCCATCTTCTATCTGGTGCAGAAAGTCTGTACAGAATTATCAGTGGTTGTATGATATGTGGGTTGCATTATGTTTTGAGTTTGAGAAACGATACGGCAAGAAGCATATGTCGTTTGTTAAGTTAGAGTACTATCTCTTAATGCCTCCTGCGCTAATACCTACAGATGGGTTTACACAACCTACTCCTGCTATGGGTTCACATCCGCACTGCATCGTAGAAGGTGATTCGTTAACATCTTATCGCAACTACTATAGAGAAGCGAAGCGTGATTTTGCAGTGTGGACAAAGAGAGATATCCCGCATTGGTGGAGAGAGCAATAATGGCAAAGAGAATTAAGAAAGCAAAGTTCACCCCTAAACCCAAGAAGACTCTTGTACCTGCACCTAACTGGGAAAAACTTCAGAAAGCAAGTACAGAAGAAAAGCGACTAGAAGCATGGAAAGATTGTGAACAGTTTGTTCATGCTGAAGTGACCGATAAAGAATATCTTCACTCTATGAAGAAGTGGGTGCGTAGTACTGACTGGGATATGGTAGAGCAAAGTTCTTTATTGCCTGACACGTTCATGTTACCATTTGCTAAACATGGTTGGAAAGCAATTCGATTAGGGTTTATGCCCGAGACTGTTGAGCGTTCAATAAAGAAGAATCTTCTACCCTTACTTGAGAAAGCGCAAACTCTGAAAGATAGAGTTGCAAGTGATCCGGCAGTTCATCCAACAGTACTTGAGAAAGATGAAGATCATGCAGTATACTACCCTAAAGTAAAGGAATGGATAGTAGAAACAAAAGCGTTTCTGAAAGCGAGTAAGAACTATCAAGAGTCACCTGATTCTTCATTACGTACTCAGTATCGCACTATGGAAACTTATCTTTACAATCTTAATGCATATGTCAAAACAGGTGTTTGGTTAGATTCACACTATGGTGAAAAACGTGAGTACAGACAAATCTCTGCATGTATTGCTCCTGCATATGATGCAGACGGAATGCAAAAACGAACTATTGGAATATATTACGCAGACGTTGGTGGTATATGGACTAAAGAACTAATGAGTAATTATAACGATGATTAAACTTGAAGGCAGTATGATGATGACAAAAAGTCGTTTCACTAATATGGTTGAAGATTGGGTACGTGAGAAGAGACAACCCTATATGGATGCTGTAGTAGCGATTTGTGAGAACAATAATATGGATGTAGAAGATTGTAAGAAGTTTATCTCGCCCGTCATCAAGAACAAAATTGAGGCAGAAGCAATGTCTCTAAACTTCCTACCTAGGCAGAATACTCTGCCTTTATGAGCGATGATAGTACAATAGCAACGTCGAACGCGCTCCTGCCGTATGGTACTTCGTCCAGTGCACCTGCTATTGTACTACCTGACACTGATCTGTTTAGATCAGAACGTGGATCATTAACACGAAACTATTTTGAGAATGCAGTTGATCTAATTAATCGTGAGTATGAAGCGATAAAAAGACTTGCAATGTTGAATGAATTAGTGTATAATGCATCTTATAACTTCGTACCAAGAGTCGGTCAAATGTATCATCTATATCGAAAGAAAGATGATTCGTATATGTTGAGCATGATTGAGAATTGGACGAAGTACGAGTTTGTAGTATCAATTGAATATACTGCTGACTCAGTTTGGAAAGAAAAAGGTTGACTTCCGTAAGTTATTATGTTACTATATACTAGTTACATTATGAGAAACAAAGTGGACACAAAAAGCAACACATACTAGAAACTATACTCTGTAAATATAAAAGGTAAATATATATGTCATTCGCAAATCTAAAACGCAACCGTAACTCTATCTCCGATCTCGTCAGTGCCGCTGGTGCTGGTTCAGGCGGCGGTGGTTCTGAAAAGAAATCCTATAAAGATGAACGTCAGTGGAAACCAACTGTTGATAAAGCAGGCAATGGTTATGCTGTACTTCGTTTTCTTCCTGCTCCTGAAACGTGCGAGACTCCTTGGGTTCGCTATTGGGATCACGGGTTTAAGGGTCCAACTGGTCAATGGTTCATCGAGAAGTCTTTGACTTCAATCGGTCAACAAGATCCAGTATCAGAAGCAAACAGTGTTCTATGGAACACAGGTACTGATGATAATAAAGCAATTGTACGTGATCGTAAGCGTCGATTGCACTATGTATCAAACGTACTGGTGGTTAGTGATCCATCTAATCCTGCCAATGAAGGCAAAGTATTCATGTACACTTATGGTAAGAAAATCTTCGATAAGATCATGGATGTTATGCAACCACAGTTCGCTGATGAGAAACCAGTTAACCCATTTGACTTCTGGGAAGGTGCCGACTTTAAACTGAAGATTCGTCAAGTTGAAGGATATCGTAACTATGATAAGTCTGAGTTCTCTTCGCCAGCACCTCTAATGGGTGGTGATGATGATCAACTTGAGCAGTTATATGAAACTGTTTATGACTTGAGCGAGTTCTCTGATCCTGCTGCCTACAAGACTTATGAAGAGTTATCTGCTCGTCTTGCTCTTGTTCTTGGTGAGCAAGCACCTCGTACGGTTGCGCAGACTGTAGCATTAGATACTAAAGAAGCACCAGCGCCTGTACGTGAAGCACCTGCTCCTGTCATGCCTAGTGCCGCTGAAGACGAAGACGACACGATGTCTTACTTCGCCAAACTTGCGGCAGAATAAACGTCAATTTCATAAGACGGTAAAGGATTGCGAGTTCGCGGTCGAAGATGAAACTAAGGGGACGCGAAAGCGTCCCTTTTTTATTACCAGGAATACTGTGAAGAGCGTATTCCAAAACTATTTGTAGGGTTCAATATATAATTACCAGCACCGCTACTAGAAGATACATTATTCTGAGTTGTTGTCGGAGCATTGACATTACTCACATTAGTAATATTCACTGTAGCACCTTCACCTGCCGAAATTGATGATCTAGCAATTGCGCCACTCAGTTCTTCTCGATCTGTTGATCTACTTATTCTATCAGCAGTAATTTTCTTGTTGGCACTTACAATAGAATCTGATAGAGTTTCAGGAGTCAACTCAGCAACAGTAGTTCTACTACCAGCACCTCTTGATTTTACTCTACTTCTACTTGAACTTACACTTGTCAAACCTTCTTCTTCGGAAGCAGACTCTACTTTAGGCGCACTACCTGATCCACCACTCATTACGTTATTCCACTCTTTCATGAATGCACTTGCAGGTGATTCACCACCGGGCATAATAGCACCTATAGCGG